GCCCCTGCGGAAGCAAATCCTGTAACACCAGTTTTAAAGCTAAAAGATAAAGCAGGGTTAATCAAAAAAGCACCTCCTATTAATGCTGCTCCTAATAATATTTTACCTATACCTCTACCTCCAGCACCTCCAACAACAGGAATAATTTTTATATCTTCTTGCCCATTAGGATAATGTAATTCCTCTTCTCCTATTTCCCAGTTATTGACTGCAACCTTATAGTATCTATCTGCCATATGAGCTTCTAACTGAGGAAAATTAACAACTAAAAATCTTATTGCTTGTGCCGCATTATTAACTTCAGCTTCAAAAGTCTTTTGACCTAGAAACTTTGCCAGTTCTCCGTATAGCTTAATTTTACGCAGCATAACGAATCCTCTTACCTGTGCATTTTAGCAACCATTCGTCTAATAAATCACGACTTGATAATCTATTTTGCAAATGATGTAAAACAGTTTGTTCTCCTAAGTAAACACCAATATGATTTAATCCGCTACTACTAATTGACATTAATAACAGATCACCCTTCTCTAAATCTTCTTCTTCTGTTAATTCTCTAAAACCTGTTTTTGCAAAACAATCAACGAACATAGGGTTTTTAACAAAATCTTCTGGATCGTTTGGTCTAATCCAATCTATAAGTTCTATTCCTAGTTCATCTTTATACCAATCTCTGCATAAACTCCAACAATCAGTTACACCCCATACCCATTGCCTCCCAATTAAAGGTGCTTTATATCCACAAGGTTCACAATAACCCCATTCTTTTAAATTAGGTTGAACAATCCACCATTTAATACCAGATTTTTCACAAGCAATCTTATCTGCTTCACTAGGTTTTGGACTTGTAACAGGATGACTATGAACAACAGCAGTTATTTCTCCTTGATCTTCAGCATTAGCCCAATCTATAGGATCTAAAATAAATTGATCTTTAGGATCTACAGCTAAGTTTTTGCAGGGAAAATACTTTTCTTTGCCTTTAACAACTACTAAAAGACCACAGGATTCTCTAGGGTCTTCTTTTATTGCGTGTTCAAGTGCTTTATCTTGCCACATTATGAGAAAAACGTACCAACACCAGGAAAATCTGCTGGTAGTACTTGTCTTTTAGGTAGTCGGACACCTTGTAAATCAAAACTAGCGGCAAGTTCAAATTCAATAATATCTCTATTTTCTGTTGATTTTCTATCAATAAAATAAACCTCATTAGGAAATGTAGCTGTAGGATCAGGTGTCCCATGAGGATTATCACTGGATTCCTGACTCACAAGACTGTCATTCTCCTGTAGTAACTCACTATCATCCTCTAATAAAATATCTCCAATATCAAAGTTAATATGATCTATATATCTTTCTAATGTTCTAATTCTTGTGACTTTTGCTCCTTCTAATCCTTGAGGTAAGGTCAAAAGTATTGTTGTAAGAGTTCCTAAAATATTAGAGATTCTTAATTTTGGTCTAGGAAGTTGCTTGCCATTAAACTCAAACCCAGTAGCTTCTATTGGCATCCTTGTATATTCAACACTATCAAATATAAGATTGCCGTTATTATTTTCACTTACACCATTATGAAAATAGTATGTTGTATTAGCACCATGAATTGTGGTGTCTAGTTGTAGTTGAAATAATTCAACAATATTACTAGGATTTATCTTCTGTAGCTCTGATACAGGAGTAGCCATTAGGGTTCAAAAACTTGTTGAAATGTCATAGATAAACTAGCTCTATTAAGAAAAGGTATTCTTTTTGTCCAACTTAAACATATCCATTTATAAGAAGTAGAACTTCCAGGAGGTGTCCAATCAAAAGAAGCACCATCATCTGCTCTAGCTTCAAGAAATGTTTCTATAGTGTCTGAATCTGTTTGTGAAACATCAAAAGTTAAAGCCCAAACATAAGGTTTTATATTTAAACCAAATTTAATTCGATGCTGATAGCCATCGTTAAACTCTGTCGTGCGTATATTAGGACTAGTTGTTTTCTGTGCTTGATAACTCGGTTTGACAGAGGGGAAGGTAGCCATTATGTTAATAATCCTCCAGGTCTTTTCTGTTTAATTAATTCTGATTGTATCGCTGCAGACAGCATTTGTCCTAACTCACGACTTCTTTCGTTATCTCCTTCAACAGAAGAACCAGAAGCATCTACATTAACAACAACACTTGTAGATCCTCCACCTAATTCATGATTTGGTGTAACCCTACCTGTAACTCCTGGAGTAAATAATTCTGGTCCACGTTCTCCAACAATATAAGATTTATTAGGTTTTGTAACACCACCATCTGCAAAGAAACCACCAATTCCAGGGACTGCTTTAAGTAAAGAAGTTGCACCAAAATCTATTAACTGTCTACGAATAGATCCAAATACACTACTTGCTACTTCTCCTAGTGTCATTGTTCCTGTTATTGCACTATCTATAGCATCAACAAGACCTGTTTGAACTGTGTCTGCAATACCTTCATATAAAGCAAGCGTTCTTTCCAATGAATCTTGTAATTTAAGATCAATTTCAAGCTGTTTTAACATCTCAGGAGTTAAATCTTCTACTGCAATACCTATTTCGTCAGCAATACGTTTTTTCTCTTCTTCAATTTCTGCACCTAATCTACCTAAATTAATTTGATTTTGTAAATTAAGATTTTGGTCTTTTATTGACTTTGTGGCTTGATCAAACTGTTGATTTCTTAATTCAGCCATTTCAAGAAGTTTTCCTTCTTCAATTAATTGGTTTTCTAAACGAGATATTTGAGCTTTAATTTGATTTCTTCTTGCCCGATTTTGTTTTGTAGGATCAATCCCTGCTAATTCCTGTCTTAAAGCATTTAATTTATCAACATTTATCCCACCTTGACTTTCAGCTAGTGCAAGTAATTCTGAATTTCGTAGCTGAGTTGCACCTGTAAACCCATTAGCCATGTCAGCTAAAGCCTTAAAGAACGGAGCTAACGCTGCTTGGATTTTTGTCATTGTTGACTTAAAAGAGTTACCAAGAAGTTGACTTGATTCTGCAAATTCTTTAAGATTTTTTACACCATCTTCACCAATCACCTGATTCATCTTTTCTGTAGCTGCTGCTAATGCAACATGTGTACCTTCGGTTTGTTCAAGTATTTTTAATCTTTCAGCTTCTACTGTTCCAGCTATTCCTAATGAAATTGTAAGTTGATCAATATTTGGATTTAATATATCAAAGGCATTTGCTAATGTATTAATGTTTGTTACTAAGGTTTGAATTTGTTGGAGAACAGCAGTGGCAACAAGACCTCCTGCAAAACCTCCCATTTTGCCACCCATTTTAGTTCCTGCAAAACCACCAGCAAAACCAGCAGCACCTCCAACTAATCCTTGTCCAAATAATAATGGAAACGCACCAGAAATAAGCCCGCTTGTTAATGCTGCCCTGTTTCCTCTAGGGTTCATTCCTCCACGGAATTGATTTCTAAGTCCTCCTCCCATTCGGTTTGCAAGGTCTATATTTTGTTTCCGTGCTTTATTGTTTTCGAGTATTGAAGTTGTTTCAAGATCTGTTTGACGAATTAACTTTTGCGTAGCTGCTACTGCTGCTAATTGTTTTTTTGAACCAATAGTTAAACTGTTTGAATACGCTTGTAAGGCATCTATAGCTGCAAATTGTTGATCTCTAGTTTTACCAAATACTTTCCCAGAAGTATTAACTGTTTTGACAAGTTTTTCCATATCTTGTCTATATTGTTTTATTGTTTTACGAGCATTTTTTCCTGCTGCACCCCCAACATTACGGGGATTCATTATGTCTATCTGACGAATATTATCTACACTTTTTGTTAATTGTTTTA